GGTTGTGGACCATCGCCTTCTTGGGGTCCGTATTCTCTAGCATATCTATTGGGTTCAAAAATCTCCATCATTTTTTTTCCTGTAGATTGTTCAATATCAAAATCTCTAGCACCTATATAACTGTTGCCAGTTTTATTACCGGAATAAATATCCATTAGTTCTTCTTTAGTTGTAGGACCTCCTAGTTTTGGTCCTAAAAAATTTGCAGCCATGACTGCCATAGAAGGATATTTTGAATCTATTTTAGAAAAAGATTCTGGGGGTGCTCTTTTACCAGATAAAACATCATCAATAAATTCTTTACTATATTTACCAGTACCTGTAAAATTATTATTTTTAGTAGGTGTTCCAAACTCTGTAATACTTGGTGCATAATTATCTATAAAGTCAGCATAAGTTTCATCTGTATCTCCATAGTAACCATCAAAATTGTCTAACCCTGATAACTTAGCATTTAATTCATCTATTTTAGATTTTTGATATCTTGCTAATTGTTTTTTTTTATAATTTCTATTGTAGTTAGTTTTATAAGCACCTAACTTTTCAAAAACATTTTTCTTAGGACCTACATCATATTTAGATTTTTCTAATTCTCTTTTTGCAATATCTTTTGCAATTGCATCTGCTTTTTCTTTTGCATTTATTGTAGCTAATTGAGAAGCGGTTACTCTATTTTGACCTGGTCCTTCTCCTCTTACATTAGGATCATTAGATCTAGACACATCTCCTGAATCGAAATCCGATTGACTACTAAAACCATAGTTATCATATTCAGGATACGCAGGTATACCTTCAGGTGTCATAGTCTCTTGACCCCCTAACGCTTTTAATTTTTCAACTTCGTTTGGTGTTATGTAAGTCAACAGATGTGGCTGACCTTTAATTATTTTGGTATCTTTTATACCGGCCATGACTATCTACCTCTGTTATAGAGACCCATCAAACCGCCGTTGGCTGCCATTGCAACTTTTTCTCTGACATCAACATCAGCTATTCCGCCACCAGGCATTTGCTCTTGCATGTTAACGTTTTCACTCATCATCATTTCTGGATTTTGAGATCTAATTCCTGATTGATCTTGTTGCAACTGTTGTAAAATTTGTTTCCAGATACCACTTTCAAAAAAAGCTTCAAAGCTTTGAAACTGAACTTTTTGTTCTGGCTCCATTTGTGACCATATTTCTGCCGCAATTTGCATGCTTTGATCATTGGGTTCTTGTCCACCCATTCTAATATCACCACTACTATACTTAATGTTAGGTGCTCCAGCTTGTATCGATTCGTTCATTGAAATTTCTTCATCCATAATATTTATCTCCTGAGTTTATTAGTTTACTTTGTTTTTGAGAACAAATCAAGAGCTGGCATAATAACTTTTACATCCTGTGCCATCTCTTCTGCTTTGTACCCTTTAATTTCCCAGTCTTTTCTTGTTTTAAAAACCTCACCTGTTGTCTTGTGTCTATATGTTTCTTCTACTTTTGCTTGTAATACATCCATTACGTTGTTACCTCTTTTTTAATGTTTAGATAGCTAATAGCTACATCAAACGAATCTGTTGTGCTTGCTTGCACTGTAAAAGTTTTACCACCTTCTACTATTAGCGGTTGGGTTAATAATTCTTTTGTAGTATTAGCTGTTAATTGTGCTGATTTAATAGCTGTAATACTATTATTTATAATAGTTACAGTAGGTGTACCAGCTGATGTAACTAATATTGATTTAATAACTATTGTTTCATTAACTGCAGGAATACCAGATCCTAATGGTGTAAGTGCACTACCACTTGTATTATTATCTATACCTATAAATTTATATTGGTTTACTACTGCCATTAATCTAAAAAGAAACTTCTAGCTTCTATCTCCTGTTTTAATTCTTCTTGAAATGTTGTGTTTAATTTTTCTAACACTGCATCTAAATCTCTAACTAGGGACTGAGCAACATCTTGTTCATACTCATTACTTGCTCTAGTTAATGATTGTACAATTTTTGCCATTATCTTCTTCCTCCAGTTTGTATATCTAATCTAAATGTTCCTAGTTTCCAACTAGTATCAACAGCTGTATTAGATATTGTAAGAGCTATGGCTCTACCTCTAGCACGTGTGTCTACTTTATCTGTTGTAGATGTTACAGTAAATGGACCTAATGATGAACTAGCTGCTGCATCGTTTGGATAATTTCTTAAATCTAATTGTACAATAGCGCTTCCTTGTTGTGATATAAAGTCAGGTATAATTCTACTAACTCTCATAATGTTTTCACCATCACCTCTAAGGTCACCTAAATTAGTTGCAGCTCCTCTAATAACTTTTTGTGTAATATCATAATCACCAGAAGTAATATTAGCAGGAATAGCTACAGCCGTGGTCCCTGCTTCTTGCTGGTTGACTCCTGTTTCGTGTTCAAAGTATACTGTTACACCTTCAGTATTACCAGTTACATCAAATGATACATCATCACTTGGATTATATTTTGTTGCATGAGGTAAACCAAATACAGCAGAATCTTCCCACGTGCTTCTAGGAAACAAACTACTTGCATTAGTAAACCAGATAGGTCGTTTAGACGTTGAATCTAAATAACTATATGTAACTGCTCTAGTATTTACATTAGATGTAGACGTTGGATAAAACCAAGTAATTTCACCAAACAAATTATTAATACCACAATAAATTAATTGATTAGATGTAGTGTTAAGATCATCGTAAACAAAATCTTCTACCAAACAATCCATTGATTCTAGCTTACCAGTAAACCTAAAGAAACCATTATCAGACATCCAGTATGCAGCGCCATCAACTTCTACTGCTGCATTCATACCAATCAATCCACAGTTAGTACCTGCTTGTTCAAATGCAAATGTAAACGGAGTTCCAACAAATCTCATAGTAAACAAAGATGTATCAGACCAAATGTATATTGCATTTCTACCAAGTTTAGCACCCATGATTCGTGATCCAGCGGCCAGTCTTTGTGTACCAGCACTATTTTCAGCTGTTGGTGTGTAGTCTTCTATATTTTCTTGAGAAGAAAATCTTATAAACATATCATCTTGTGTAGTTTTATTACCGATAGTTGTTTCTGTTCCAAAAAATACTAAGTGACGATCTGGAGTTGACACTAACATATCACGTGACGCTGTTGGTGCTCCTGGAATAATTATAGCTCGAGTTGCTGTTGCATTTGCTGCATCACCATCCCATTTAAAACACTCACCATTATGAATTAAAGCAATAAGTGTTGTACCTAAATTGTCTAAAGACCATAGACCTGGATCTGTTACTTGGTCAGTGTTGGCTGCAGGTGATCCCCAACCTGTAAATGATGATGTGTTTGTAACTGTTACACCAGTATTGTGAGCTGCTCTTGTAGTTCCTCTCACTGCTCTTGTTATACCAGTTAGTTTACTAGCTGTAATTCCTGTGTATGATATTTCTTCTGTTCCTACTTGAATAAAGTTTGTACCGGAACTTGGAAAACCAGTCGTACTAGCCAAAGTAATTTCTGTAGCTGAACCATTGTTACCATTTGTGTTATCTCCTAATGCACCACTTAATGTAGTTGTTAGTGCACCTAAAATATTACCACCCCATAATGATATACCCCAACCAAAAGCACCTAATTGTTCAGCCGGTCCTACGTGATAGTATTGAAAAAATTTTATTCCACCAGATGTTGTTGCACCACTGCCAGTTTCATTACTAGGCATTGTAATAGTAATTGTAGTAGTCGTTGGTACACTTGTTACCATAAATTTTTTATCATTAAAATCTGCAGCACTAAAATTAGAATTAGTAATGGTAGCAAAATCACTAAATAAAATAATATCTGTTGCAACAAAAGAATGTGGTGTTGGAAAAGTTATTGTAACTGTTGGTGATCCGTTAGTTGTACTAAACGCACTTGTGAGTGCTGTACCTGTTGGATTAACTAAAGGATGAATATCATAGTAAACACCACCAGAATATATATATAAAATTTTGTTAGTTCCTATGGCTGCAAATTTAGTTGAGGATTTGTTTACAAAATGATGAAGACCTCTAGCAGCACCCGTAAGTTTTGACTCACCTAATTGATTCCACCCACCTATTTTTTCAGGTGTACCATATCTAAAACGAACATTTTCCCCATCTATCCACTGCGATTCTGCGCCGGTAGATGTGACTTGTTTGTTGAATCCTGGTAAAAAGCCTAATTTTTGTAACATATAAAAACCTGTTTTTTATGGTTTATATTAGATTACAGATAAATTCAACCTGCAAATATTATTTCCATGGCATTCCTAGGTGCCACATAACCATACTATGTCTTAT